CCAAAATCGCGCCCGCTCAGTAATCAATATACCTTAATTAAAAAGGGGGTCCCACTACATTACACTATATTGCTTGTTTTAGAGAGATAAGGGTGTTAAAATACTTCTTCACTCTAAAAAGGTGCAAAAAATTTTATAAAATTTTTTATGGATGTAAATAAGATAGATATAAGTAAGCTACCTGCGGACGTAAGGAAACAGTACAAGACATTACAGGTAATGCATGCTGAAAAAAAAATACAGAATAAAGCTAAAAATGACTTTATGTCATTTGTTAAATGTGTATGGCCAGAATTTATAGAAGGTTCTCACCACAGACATATAGCAAAAAAATTTAATGATCTTGCAAATGGTAAAATAAACCGTCTGATTGTCAATATGCCTCCACGACATACCAAATCAGAGTTTGCATCATTCCTATTACCCGCGTGGATGGTGGGCCGTAATCCTAAACTCAAGATCATTCAAGCAACTCACACAGGAGAGCTAGCAATTCGTTTTGGACGTAAAGCTAAAACTCTGATAGATAGTGATGACTATAGAAAAATATTTGATACCAGATTAAGAGAAGACAGTCAGGCCGCTGGTAGGTGGGAAACAGCACAAGGTGGCGAGTATTTTGCAGCTGGTGTCGGCGGTGCAATCACCGGACGGGGTGCTGACCTATTAATAATTGATGATCCGCATTCGGAACAAGATGCGTTGTCCGCGACCGCGATGGAGTCTGCCTATGATTGGTACACCTCTGGTCCTAGACAAAGACTTCAACCTGGTGGAAAAATTGTTTGCGTAATGACTCGTTGGTCTACTAAAGATCTAACTGGTAAATTACTTGCTCACCAAAAAGAAGCTAAATCTGATAAATGGCACGTGGTCGAATTTCCAGCAATCTTGGAAGATGACGACCCACCAGTTCCAGTGTGGCCAGAGTATTGGAAGCTAGAAGAATTAGAAAGTGTTAAGGCAACACTACCGGTTGGTAAATGGAATGCACAGTGGATGCAGAATCCAACTAGTGAGGAAGGTGCAATTTTAAAAAGAGAGTGGTGGCGGAAATATGATAGAGAAGATATTCCTGCTTTACATCACGTCATACAAAGCTATGATACAGCGTTCTTAAAAAAAGAAACAGCCGATTATTCGGCAATCACCACTTGGGGTATATTCTACCCCGATGAGGACTCAGGTGCTAATTTAATATTATTAGATGCAATTAAAGGTAGATATGAGTTTCCAGAGTTAAGGAGACTTGCATTAGAACAATATAAGTATTGGAATCCAGAAACAGTTATTGTAGAAGCCAAAGCTTCAGGATTACCATTAACCCATGAATTACGTCAAATGGATATCCCTGTAATTAACTTTACTCCTAGCAAAGGAAATGATAAACACGTTAGAGTTAATACATGTGCACCTCTTTTCGAGTCTGGTATGATCTGGGCTCCTGATGAGAAATTTGCTCAAGAAGTAATTGAAGAGTGCGCTGCTTTCCCTTTTGGGGATCATGACGACTTAGTCGATTCAACGACTCAGGCAATCATGCGTTTTAGACAAGGAGGTTTATTGAAACATCCTGAAGATTATGTAACAGAAGAACGTAAGCCTATGAAGAGGAATTATTATTAATGATTAAATTTGGTATGACAGTTGTGGACATGATAGCTCAGTTGACTCGGGGTTTCACTAAGCAGACAGGTAGATTACCTAGTGGTCTAGAAAAAATTAAAATCCAACAAGAAGCTATTCAAAGAGCAAAAGATATGAATAAGGTTCTTGATATGAAGGGCAATCCTATTGACCCAGCTAAACCTATTATGGGTGGCGAACAATCTAAAAATTTATCTGGAGAAATTACCAGTGTACCTAACAGACCTGGACAATCAGGTTTATCTTATGAGACAAGAAACAAAGAAGCTATCCAAAGATTAAAAGACAAAATGAAAAAAGATCCACCAGAAGAATTAGCTTACGGCGGTGTTGCAGGATTACTGGGTGAGAGAACAAATTATAGATATGGTGGTGACACTATGGGTGGTAAAAATGATAAGTCTAAAACAAGCAAAGGACCAGATAGAAGTGCTGTAGGACCTGGTTCAACTTACGCAAACAATGTGTCTAATCAAAATGATGGACCTGATTATTCGGGAGTAAAACAACTTGTAAAACAAACGGCTATCAATACAGCAAAAAATGTAGGTACTCAAAAAGTAGTAGGTGCTTTAGGACTTGCTAAATATGCAACTCCAATCGGACAACTTTTAATGGCAAAACAATTTATCGATAAAGTTAGAAATCCAAATCTTGATGAAGAAGAAGAGACATCTGGAATTGCAGGTGCAACTTATGCAGATGGTGGCAGAGCAGAATTCGCAGGCGGTGGAATGGGACGTAGAGGATTTTTAAAATTACTAGCGGGAGCCGGTGCAGGGATCACGGCACTTAAATCAGGATTTATAGGAATGGGTAAAAAAGCAGCGCCTATTAAAAAAGTTGCAGAGACAGCAGCAGGGTCAAGTGGACCTCCTCCATATTTCTTTAAGCTAGTTGAGAAAATTAAAATGTTAGGAGATGATGCACCAGGTCTTGCAACATTAGACAGACAAAATGTTAAAAAATATAAAGACTATGAATTAACGGAAGATGTGTCTACAGGTGAAATTCAAATTATGAAAAGTGGCCAAAGTGATGAAGCACTTGAACGCTTTGCTGGTGAAAATGCTAACGAAGAAGTTTTTATGAGATACAAACCTAGTGAAAAAATACTTTTAGATGAATCAAATCCTGGAGGCGGAGTTCGTAAAACACTGCCTGAGTATGAAGCAAACACTTCATATACTTCTAACAACAGAGGAAATACAGGTGAAATTTTAGATAGTATGGACGGTGTTACAGAAGAAGTAGTTAAAGACGCTATGGAAGAAGCATTGAAACCAGGTTTTAATCAAGGAGGTAGAGCCGGTTACGCAGCAGGTAAAGGCGTTACTAGTTTACTTAACTTAATCAAAAAGAAATTTGGTAAAGATTCAATTACAACTGCAGATAAAATTGCAACACCAAGAGCAACATTAGATAGAGATATGTTTAAAAAATTTGACGACAGAAACCCTGATCAAAACCGTCTGTTAACTGATGCAGAGATTGAGGATTACGAAATGGAATTAGGAGATAGTGAAACTTGGATGATGGATGGAACTATTGGAGAAGCAGAAAAAGCTTTAATAGATCAAAAAGAATATATGGCTGATATTATGAGAATGAAAGAAAGAGGAGACTTTGGCGATTTCTCACCTTCAAAATTAGACAATGTAAATGACGCTCAAATTGAAGCGGCAGTAGAAGATGTAATTCCTACAGGAGATAATAAACTTGATGCAGAGATGGCAGCAGAGTCTTTAGTAGAAAACAATCCACAAATATTTGGAGAGGATGTACTTTTAGATGATTTAGATGATTTAACTAGATCAAAAATCTATGGTGCAGTGTATGACAGACTATCGAACAACATGGCTAGAATGATAAAAGATAAAAGAAATTTATCTAGCCCAACTAAAACTTTAGAATCTATGAAATCTGGAAAAGGAATTGATATGTCAGATCCAGATATAGCGGATGAGTTTACAAGATTTATGAAAGAGAATGACCCTAAAGGATATAAAGATATGGAACAAAAAATTCAATTAGAATCTTTTAACCCTAAAGCTAAAGGTCGTAAAGGTAATGCTTACGGGGGTAGAATAGGTTTACTAGCCGGCGGTGGAGTCCTTAAAAAGTTAATTCAAAATCTAGCAAAAGAAAGAGGCATGAGTGGTTCTGAAATGTTAGAAGCCATGAACTGGAAAAACATTCCTTCAAAAGTTAAAAATTTAATGACTAAAGAAGACTTCGGTAGAATGAAAGCACAAAGATTAGAAGGTGTTGAAAGATGGAAAGATCTTATGTTATCACAACAAGACATGACTAAAAATATAGATGCAGGTAAAAATACTCCTGCAGCAGGATTATTTGAAGAGCTAGAAAAAACTTCACCTGGTTATGGCATTGTTCCACGTAACATTGCTGATGAAGACATTTTACAAATGGAACAGATGATTAAGAACATGAAGACTAAAGATAATCGACAGCTTAATGCTACAGGCGGAATTGCTTCCATGCTAGGAGAGTAATGAAAGATTTCTTCGTTGAAGATATACTAGAAAAGTTTGAAAACTATACACAGCCCGTGAACCAAGGACCAAGCTTCATGGACCAAGAACCACGGAACATGTACGTTGCTGGTGGAGTCATAAAAGCTGCTAAAAAATTTCTTACCAAGACTCCCGAGCCTAAACCCACGACTGTTAAACCAAGCATTCTTAAAAGAGAAGCTGTCCCACTAAATCTAACTCAAATTAGTGAAATTAGTAAAAATAAAGAGTTCGAACAAGCATGGAAGAATTATAAAATATCAATTAGAAAAGTTGGACGAAGAAAGTACAGTAAAGATCAGTTCTTTGAAATGTGGGCAAGAGAGAACATGGCTCAAGGTGGACGGATCGGGTTTGCAGAAAATCCTTTAAAAAATTTTGATAGAAAAACTAGAAAACTAGATGTAGGTGTTGCAAAAATGGGAAGTGAAAGAGTTTCATCTAAAATTATGAAACACATTTATAAAGATAAAGCGACAGGTAAAGAGATAGAAGTTTTTAAAGTTAAAATTACTGACCAACCTTCAAATAAAGGGGGTAACATGAAAGCGGGTAAAGGAGGGAATTATAAAACTCTATTATCAAAAGAATTTTCTACATTAGAAGAAGCTATAGGATCAAGAGATGATTACTATAAAGATAACCCTGGCAAGAGAGTTGTTGACCCTACAAAAAAAAGTGATGCTAAAAAGAAAAGAAGAGAGAATGAAAAATTAGCGGGAGGAGATGAAAGATTTAAACAAGGTAACAAAGAAATTCAAAAAGGACATTCTACTAATATAGAAGGTAAAAATAAAATTAAACCTAAAAATATAATTTATACACCAACAGAGATTAACTCTAAAATGGGAGGTAAAGCAGGAGCTGTTGATACACAAAACCCAAGTTCGTTAGATAGTCTAGATTTAAAACAAAGAAACACTGAAGCTAAGATAGAAGAAATTAAAAAAAGCAAACTCCCTGAATCTGAAAAAAAAAGATTATTAGATATTGAAGATAAAAAATTAACTAAATATGTTGCTCAATCTGATGGTTTTAAAACATCTGTGTTAAGTGATGGTAGTGAATTTGGTACTAGTTTTCGAAGTTTACAATCACAAGATATGTTTGATGAGTTTCCTGATATGACTGAAAAACAAGTAAAAGAATTTGTTGGAGAATACTTTACTCAAAAAGGAGATTTAAAACCTAAGTATGCTAACGCAAAAAATCTTCCTCAATCTGTAAAAGATAATATAGTTAAAGCTTATACCTTTAATGAAAATGTAAAAAATGCTCAAGCTAATGCAAAAAAATCAAAACTTAATCCTAAACAAGAAAAAATGATTAAAAATCTTTTTTGTGGAAATAAAAAGGGAGGTCAACCTGGTACATGTGATATTAGTGAAGCCCTTGATAATATGGTTAGAGAAACTAATGCTGTTAAAAACGGACAGATTAAAGGAGCGGCCGCAAACAATGTTTTAAAAAAAGCAGGGAAGATTGGAAGATTTGGAACAGGTACAGGTTTAGGCGCTGTCTTAGGTCCTTGGGGTATAGCAGGAGAAGCTGCTTTTGAAATTGCTATGGCTGTTCCAGGTTATGGAAAAGGTAAAAGTGGTAAAAGAATTCTAGGAGATAGTTTATTAGGTTTAATACCAGGTGTTGGGCAAAGTTCAGAAGAAGAATTTACAGAGTATGCTACAAAAGATGGTATGCAAGATTTTGAACAACAACAAATAAAAGATGCCAATAGATTTCTAGAACTAAACAATAGTTTAGGACAACTTCAAAACGCTGGAGCATTGGAAGGAAAAGGAGTAGGTAGAGGAAATGTTGGTAGAGCAGAAAATTTGTTTTTTAAACAAATGGATGAATATACTCCTCTTTACAATCAGTTTGTTGGAGCTCCTCCTTCAGAGAGTGTTAGTACAGTTATTTCAGAACAAGATAGAATTAATCGACAAATTGCAGAGGCCGAAGCAATTCGTGCACAAAAAAGAAACATAGCAGGTGAAGAAGATTTTATGGCTGCAGAAGGCGGCCTTGCAAATTTAATGAAAAAGTATTATGATTAAAGATAATCCAACACTTGTAAAAAACATGAAACATGTTAAGTTCAATTCAATCCCACCTTTAAGGGGACCAAATCCTCAGGGGTTGATTAAAGAGAAGAAACAAGATAAACCATCGAAAGAGAAAAAATATGGCAGATATAGATAAGGGACTTCCAGGAAATACACGTACTGAAATTAAGATGCCTTCAGAAGAAGAAATGGCTGAAGTTAGTGTACAAGAAGAAGTTACAGAACAAGGGCCTGTAGAAGTAACACCAGAAGAAGATGGTGGTGCAACAATTAATTTTGAACCTGGTGCAATTAATATACCAGGAACAGAAGGTCACTTTGATAACTTAGCAGACATTCTACCAGACGACATTTTAGAACCTATCGGTAGTGAAATGGCCGGTAACTATTTAGATTACAGATCTTCAAGAAAAGATTGGGAAAATACTTACAGAACTGGATTAGATCTTTTAGGATTTAAATACGATGATAGATCAGAACCGTTCCAAGGAGCAAGTGGTGCAACTCACCCAGTACTCGCTGAAGCGGTAACTCAATTCCAAGCACAAGCTTACAAAGAATTACTACCCGCAGGTGGTCCGGTTAGAACTGAAGTGATGGGAATCAAAACTCCACAAAATGATTTACAATCTCAAAGAGTAAAAAATTACATGAACTATTTAGTCATGGATAAAATGGAAGAGTACGAACCAGAGTTTGATTCTATGTTATTTCATTTACCACTAGCTGGATCTACATTTAAAAAAGTTTACTATGATACTACAATGGCAAGAGCCGTATCAAAATTTGTCCCAGCGGATGAATTAGTAGTACCTTACACAGCAACATCACTAGATGATGCAGAAGCAATTATTCACATAATTAAAATACCAGAAAACGAATTAAGAAAACAACAAGTTGGAGGATTTTATAGAGATATAGATTTAGGACCTCCAGGTTATGCAGTTAATAATGAACTTGAGAAAAAAGAAAGAGAACTAGAAGGGACAAGAGCAAGTGGCAGAGCACAACCGCTTTACACTTTATTAGAATGTCACGTTAATCTAGATCTAGAAGGATTTGAAGAAGTAGGAGAAGATGGAGAACCTACTGGAATCAAATTACCTTACATTGTAACAATCGAAGAAGGAACAAGAACGGTTCTTTCTATTAAAAGAAATTATGCACCTGAAGATACAAAGAAAAAGAAAATTTCATACTTTGTACACTTCAAGTTTTTACCAGGTTTAGGGTTTTATGGTTTCGGTCTAATCCACATGATAGGTGGACTGTCTCGTACGGCGACCGCGGCTCTAAGGCAGCTCTTGGATGCGGGAACGTTATCTAACCTGCCAGCTGGTTTTAAACAAAGAGGTGTTAGAATACAGGATGATGCTTCGCCTATTCAACCCGGTGAATTTAAAGATGTAGATGCACCAGGAGGAAGTTTAAGAGATGCATTTTTCCCTTTACCTTATAAAGAACCTTCTCAGACTCTACTTCAGTTAATGGGTATTGTTGTACAAGCCGGTCAAAGATTCGCGAGTATTGCAGATATGCAAGTGGGTGATGGAAACCAAGGTGCAGCAGTTGGAACAACTATTGCATTACTAGAACGTGGGTCACGTGTAATGTCAGCGATACATAAACGATTGTATGCGGCAATGAAAAAAGAATTTAAACTTCTTGCAAATATTATTTCTAAATACTTACCACCAGAATATCCTTATGATGTTGTCGGTGGAGCAAGGACCATTAAACAAACAGACTTTGATGACAGGATAGATATTATACCTGTTGCTGATCCTAATAT